ATTTTTTCACTTCTGCAGGAGCAATACCATCCGTAAAAGTAAGACCAAGATTATATGTCCTACTATTTATTGTTGTTTGGATACCGCTAAAGTTAGAGTCAATTTGTAAATCAACACCAGATGTTGGGGTAATCGTTAAACTACCACCCGTGCCAGGAGATGATGTAAATTCTGTTAAATCAAATCCATAAGTTGGTGTTGTTTGAGCGGTTCCAACTGTATTGAATCCAGCAACTGTTCTATCTTGCCAATACTTCAATACACCAGTTGTTTGATTGTAACTAATTACTCTTCCTTGAGCAGTTGTCCCTGTGGAAACAGTTTGAGTAAAATATGAATCAGCAGTAAATGCAGCAGAACTGTATCCTGCTCCTGCTAATCTTAAAGCACCAACAGCACTTGCTTTATCAGCGGATAAAAGTGTATTTGATGTCGTTTTAGGATTTTCAACAAGACCAACTCTTGCAATCTGATTACCGGTGATAAAATCAGGATTTTCATTATCATTTTCGATTCGAGAATATAAGAGCACATTTGTTGCTCCTAGTTCTCTGTAAATATCAGCACCATGTCCCCCCTGAGGAGAAATAATAACGTCAAAAGTGGGTCTAGTTGTACCAGTAGGAACGTTTCCTGCCGATAAATCTACATTACCATAAGTATATCCAGATCCTTGATTTGTTACAGTAATCGAGTCTATTCTTTGATCATTTGTGGTTACAATAGTGCATTCAGCACCCGTACCATCTCCTTTGATTGGAACATTAGCATAACGTGTGGCACCAACTGGACCAACACCTGCACCTCTATCTGTAATGGTAACAACTTTAATAGAACCATCTACCGCGTTATCTCTTACAAGTTCATTTTCTGTGCTAGTTCCCCAGTCAAGAGGGACTGGCATAAAAGCAGTTGCCTCAAACTTTACAATATCACTAGGTTTGATAGAATAAAGATATTTCCAAAGATAACCGTCTCCACTAGTGCCAGCTGCTCTTGGTTCTAAATCAATATGAGTTGGTTCATCAAGTGATGGTGCTCCATTAGGAGTATCGGGGGTAGTGCCGTTTTGTATACAGATGTAAACTCTAAAATCACTATTAATTACATAATATGATGCTGCATACAGGTTAGTAGCACCACTTACAGCAGCAGTTTTTGTTCTACTGTAATCATGTCTATACATGTCAAAGGTTGTGCCAGAAGACCAATTTCTTTTTGTAACGACTTGCCTTACATCAGATGAGTTAATCTTTTTTAAAGCAACCATTGAATCCCAGTATTGATTCTCCTCATCAAAACTATCTTTTGGTGAGGGAGGATCTTGATCCCATGTTGAACTGAAATCAGTTGCATTCGTCAATCCAATGAAAGAATAATATGCATTAGTAGACGTGGTTACGCCTGCAATAAAATTCTTGGCATTTAATATCCTAATTTGATCAGTTATAATTGCAGCCATTGGACATAGTTTTTTCTTTATTTATTAGTGTCAAATATCATAATTTTTAAACCTCAATGATTTAGACCTTTGAACGAACGTAGAGGTAGATATACCACCAATTCCACCACCGGTAAATGCACTATAAGAGGTTACTTTAGATCTTGACTTAAGATCTATTCTTCCCCAACTAAACTCACCAAATGCATTAGATGTTTGAATACCAGTTCCATATGGGAAGTTGTTGTCAACATTGACAAATACTCTTGTTATATGTGATGTACCTATTCCTACACCCTCAGAGTTAACTCCTGTTGGTCTAAAAACGGTTTCTGCACTTTGTACAAAATATATATTATCAATATTTGAAGTTCCAATTCCAACCGTGTTGCCAGAGGTATCAAGAGAAGTAATAGAAGTTATGGCAGATCCAACATTTGAGTTGAATACCATGAAGTAATCACCAGAACTCAGCGAACTTGCCGTAATTGCTGTTGCAACAATATCAGTATTATAACCAACATTTCTCAAGAAGGAATCAAGAGGAATGTGTAAATCGAAGATAAACTGAGTAGTTCCAATTCCAACAGAAGTAGTTCCAAATCCAACAATAACGCCGTTATCACCATTAAACGAATTTACTTCATTTTCTTCAACTCCTCTTGTAGGAGGACTGAATAGAACAAGGGGAGGATTGGTTTGTGTATAACCAAGACCAGGGTTTGTAATAGCTACACCTGTGACAGTGCCTGCTGCACCAATTGTTACAGTGCCAAGCGCAGTTGTTGTTGTACCAATACCAACACCATTTGTGCTACCAAAACTGACTAGTGCAGTTGAATAACCAACACCCCCGGTAGAAATCGCTACAGAAGTAATTGTTCCGGCAATAGAAACTATCGCAGTTCCCGCCGCAGAAACTTTATCATCTTGTGGAATAAATTTAACTTTATTCTGGAATGAAAGATTTACTTTGTCGGTGATTTCATTGCGAATATTGAATAATGGTCTCAAAGTATCAACAAAAATTTGAGTAGCACCTACTCCAACTGTTTTAATAATATGTGCGGTAGGATTTACTACTGGTTCATAGAGTTCTCTGTCTTTTCCTACCTCTTTTTCATTAATTATCTTATCTTCAGTTTGTCTACACCAAACAACTGGTCTGAGTAAAGCGGTGTTTTGAATATTACCCGGACCAGAGTAAGGATTCGTTTCTGCAACATCAGTTCCAGATACAAAATTAACTGATCTCTTATCTTCACTCGTAAAAATATCATTGTTTTGAATTTGTAAAGTATCACCTTCTTTAACAGTTTCAATGATTTCTCTCAATACAACGTCCTGAGCACCAGTTCCTTTGTAGAAAATAATTTCAACACTATCACCAATCTTAGGTGCTTCCGTGAACTCTATTTGAGAACCTCCATCGAATATGTAACCTTGACCAGGAACCTGAAGAATATTGTTAACAAATACAAGAATTACATCCTGAACATTAACTTTAGATCCTTTACCTGCTACGATTGAAGTTATAACTCCATCAACCGTAATTGGGAAGTTGGTTCTAGTTCCATTTACAAACTTTTCGATATTATCAATAACTTGTAATTCGCCAACTGACCATCCAGTAAATTCATCACTAGCAATTTCTTCAATATCAATCTTGAATTCCTTAAACGTCTTACTTGTATCAGTTGGAATACCAATGGTCCCTCCGATAGCAACAGTTAATGATTGATTATTTCCATAACCATATCCTGTGTTAGTGATTGTGAAATCAATAACACTAGAACCCTGACCAACCACAATATCTACTTTTGCACCAGTTCCAAGACCAGCAGAAGTGGAACTGTAAATAAGTGGAATATTACTGTAACTCAATGGTTCATCAATAATTACCAGTGGTGCATTAGTTGATGTATAACCAGTTCCTGGATTTGTAATAGCAATACTTACAATGTTTCCACCACTTATTGTGGCAGTTCCAATGTTCACTTTATTAGATCTAGTAAGAGAGGTTGTAGCAACTCCCACGTTTACAGTAGTTTGAATTCCTGCTCTATATCCAGAACCACTATTACCAATACTGATAGATTGAATAGTGCCAGCAGCAGAAACTGTCGCAGTGCCTCCAGCAGCAACTAAAGGTTGATAACCAAACCCTTCAGTAGAAGCAACGGAAACAATTATTCCACCAACAGGAACTGTAGAAGTTCTCACATCTGCTGTAATTGAAACAGCGGATCCAACGAATGAAATTGATGTAATTCCTGCATTCTCTGATAATGTATATTGCTCAAGTTGATCCTCAGGGGCAATCACACCTGTGAGTCCACCAGGAGTTTGGAAGGTATCATTCACAAGAATGATAGCATTCTCAGTCGCGATTCCAGTTATATTAGAACCATTGGATTTTAAAGTAAATTCTTTCTTAGCACCATTAAATTCTTGAGATAAATCATCAAAAACATAATTTTCATGATATGTATCATTAGAATCATTCACAACACCACTTCTTAAGAAGATTCTTCCCTGGAAACTAGAACCAGTTGTAATTCCTACATAATCTCTTTCATCTGGTGGATTAGTATCAGCACCAATTGGAGTATTGCCAAACGGTGCGTCTACAAAGTGTAATATATTATTAACAATATTATAATTACCAACAACTTTTGTCACTAAAGCGCCTGTCAGTGCAGCGCCTACTCCCGTTCCTAACCACCCTCTTCTAACAGATAGGGCATTTGTGCTGCCAATACCAACTCCATCAACTCTTAGTATTTCGTCACCAATTTTAATTAAATCGCTACCAGAAATCGACGTGATTCCTGTCAATTTAAGGCTATCATCAGTGGTGGTTAATTTGACTGCAAGTGTTGTTGTAACCGCAGTGGAGACAACAGGAGATTGAATCACATTATCAATGGCGATTAATCCCTTAGCATTTTTATTTGTAGCGACAAATCTATGCGAAGTTCCTATTCCAACACTTGTAATGTCAACTGATTCAGGCACTGGTTTCAATGCATTCTCAGCACTTGAAGCGATTTTGATTTCATCATCATTAACTTTAACTACAAATATATCACTTGGGAGTGAAGTTGTAGTTCCAACGCCAACGAATGAAGTGCTAGCAATACCAATTGCCATGGTTGAACCAGCACCAGCGTGTTTATACTCAATTTTTTCACCAGTGACGAAGAAGTGATTTGGTAGTGTAATCGTATTTGTGGTGAGGTTAACAATATCTGAATCATTACCTTCAAATGATCTTTCAAAAATTGGCGTTGTTTCATGTTTTAATTCAAACGCTCGCTTAATATCTCTCTCAGTTCCTTCATATGTTGCGAACCCTGATTCAATAACTGCATTATTGAAATCAATTTCATCTTTGCCATCGTCTTGATGTCTTATTGCATTCATGTAAACATTTACAACTGTATTGATACTAGCAGCAGGTGTAAATGTCAATTCAGTTGTTCCAACATCTGAAACTCTTGTACCAAATGTTCCAAGACCAACAGAAGTTCCAACCTCACCAAATTCAGTATTATAAGTTTCTGGAGTGGTTCCGTCATCAGTAAAATCATCGACTGCAACAATTTCAGTCATCATGTATTGATTATTTGAAGTATCGGCAACCTGAGCAACAAAGTATGCAACATCATAAGTATCAGGATAAGAAGCAACTGTATGAATACCTGGTGAAGTTGAAGATCCAATACTTGTGGTTCTTGCTTCAATTCTGGCGTGTTTCATATTATGAGTTCCAATGCCAGTAATCCCTGCGGTTGTTAATCCAACTTGAATGGTATTAACAACACCAGTTGTTCCTATGCCAACACCAGAGTTTGGATGGAATATTACTTCAAGATTTGACCCATTGATGGCAGCACTATAAGTTCCAAGACCAACATCTGCGTCATCATTAGTGCCAGTCGTAGTTAATTGACCGTATTCAAGTAGTTCTATATCAGTTCCGTTATGAACAATATTCAAATTATTATATTCAAATTCAGTTCTGTT